CGCCAATTTCATTTCTTTTTGTTGTAGTGATTTTGCCACGGAAATGATTACGTGTCCAACCTGAGCTTTCTTGATTGACCCACCCATTTGGTCTGTGGTAACTACCTCTGAAGATATTGAACTTCTGTTACCTTGAGTCGCAGTCCAACCAACTAAATCTAACTCATGACACATAGATTCAAAACCTCTCATAACCGAACCTTCTGACTTCCATTCGTCACCTAAATTTTTATCAGGCACCACACAATCAATATAATCAAGTAATACCATGTCAATCTTAATACCGTCAGCAATCATTTTTCTAATTTGTCCTTTGATTTGTAACATAGTTACGGTATCAGATGGTAATTTTTTAAGTATTAACTTATTCTCCATAGAATCTTTAATCTCTTTGACTTTAGCCATTACTTCTTCTTTCTTCGTAGTTAACTCATCAGGATGCACTTTCGTCCATAATGTGATATGTTTTCTTTGAATAATTTTAGGGTTGTCCTCAAAAAATATTTGTAGAACATTATAACCTAAATTAAATGCGTGATTTGAGATTTTAGTTAACAATGTTGACTTACCAACACCTGTTGGTGCTAATATTACACCGATTTCACCTCGTGCTAAACCACCTTTTAAGAGTCTATCAATACCTGGGATACCCATTGGTATTGGATGTCTATAATCTTCGTTTAAAACCTCATCTAAGTTGTTAAAAACGTCTTCCATACCATCTTGTCTCTCACCAACTTGTAACGCCTCTCTAACGAGTGTTTCCAAAGTATCGTAATTCTCAAACTCACCACCGTCAATTACTTTTTGAGCCTTTGTAATCGCCTTCTGCAATTCTTGTTGTTTACAGAATTTCAACGCTTTCTCTTGAACAAATTCTTGTCCATCAGTCGGAGCATCTTTAATTTTTGTTAAAGTATCTAAGACAATTTTAGACGCTAATTCTTGTTGTAGTTCTGATTTTGTAATTTGTTCTAAAGTATCAAACGTTGGTGTGTGTTCGTATTTAGAGTAATACTCCTTAACCATTTGAATAATTATCTTAAAATATTTATTTTCAAAATAATTATTCTCAATTACATCAATAATTGACCTTGAAAAGTCTTTATCAACGATGATTTGGTTTAATAATTGTATCTGAAAAGTGCTTCCTAGATAATCAAAATTTTTGTTTGACGCCATGTGTGTTTAGTATTGTTTAAAATAAATATTAGACATTAGTCGGAATTCCAAGGTACTCGTACGTTAAATTTTCTCTTGAAAAAATGTCAGTTAATTCCGAAAGTATACTTTTTATATGAGGGCGTATGTCTACGGTGTATCTTATCTTTGGCGGGAAGATTTTTGCATCCATCTGTCTATGACAAATTGTCATGTCTCCATCCTTAATAAAAATGTTAAATTTTTCAGGACCGCCAGTATTTGATGTTTCAAGCATCATTGGGTTATGTGTAATCTCGTAAGAATTCTCCAACAAATAAATTGTCGACTTCATTTTTAACTCATACTCTAAAGATTCTTTTAACTCATAAAGATACTCATATAACTCAAGCGAATTTTTCGCATCAGAGTTATAATTTCTTACGTTAAAAAATCTTTGGACAATGATGTTGTCGTTAACCATCATTAAAAATTCTAACTTTGTTATTTCTTGGTTTTTCATAATCATTATTATTTTTGTTTATAATTTTTCTTTTCTTTTCTTGTTAATTTTAAAAATGGGGTCAAGAAGTTTACCCAATTATTATCCCCTTTAGGTAGATACTTAAAAAACCCATCTTCCATCATCATTTTAATGATATTCCTATGTCCTCTCCCATCTGGGTCTAAAGATTCTGTATAATATAATTCTACGAGTGTTTTACCTTCATCGGTAATTAATGGGTTTGATAAGTCTACAATTTTTTCATTGATTTCAAAAAATTCGTTTCCGTAAATTCCTGTTTTTGTTTTTCCTGACAAAAGATTTTTTAATACTGTATTGTCTTTATCCTCAGACAACAATCTTTCAGCCTTTGATAAAATATCGGTTATATTAACCGTTTCGTCAAGTATCTCAGGAAATAATTTAATTAAAGTTTTTTCCCCTAAATAATAAATTCCATCAATATTATCGGACTTATCTCCAGATAATATCTTATAGGTTTTTACGTTCTCATGTGGAATGGAATAGTCGTAGATTTTGATTTTATCCCCGTTCTTATACGTTTGTTTTGCCGATGGGGAATAGACACTCACCTTATCTGAAATAAGTTGTGTAAGGTCTTTATCTGACGAAAAAATGGTTTTAAACTCGTTGTGAGAAATCTGACAATAGTATGCGATTAAATCATCAGCCTCGTTGTTAGTAATGTTTATCTGTCTAATAAACATCTCTTCTAAATATTGTTTTACCCTTTCGTTTTGATACTGAAATGAAGTCTCTTTATAAACATTAACTTCCTTTACTCTATTTTCTTTGTATCTAGGATAGAGAAGTTTTCTACTTAAAGAATTATCATCTCCATCCCAAAATACAACTACCTTATCAAAATTTTGTTCTTCAATAAATCTTCTGATAGTATTTAAAAAATGCCATATACCACCAATATGTTTACCATTATGATAAAAATCTTTTACCCCATGAAATCCAATCTTAAGGAGGTTATTCCCATCGACTAATAATGTTTTTATCACTTATGTTGGTTTATAGTTATGACTGTTCTCTTTCTTCTTTTAAATCAAAATCACCATCTGTTCCAATGATTTCTTTCCAATAGTCGGCGTACTCTTTCTTGTATTTTTCGATAGATGCTTTTTCTTCTGTTGCTTCTTTTCCCGCAATAAATCCATGAGGTGTTACGATGATTTTTCCATCTTCATAACCTAAACCATTAATATGGTTTTTCATTACAGATACTTTAGTTCTTGACGCAAATTTAATTGTTCTTTTATCTTTAGTTGCGGTTATTTTAGTTGTCCCAGCACCTTTTTGATTACCAAATAAAAATACTAAAGAAGAGTTTAACCAAATAGCCTCACCACCCTTCGCTTTAATCTTAGGTTGTCCAAATGGATTATCGGGTAATTCCACCCAAGGTTGGTTCACTATAATTAAAGTGTTTTCGTATTTTGAATCAGCCTTACGACTTCCTGAAATACGTTGGTTAATACCCATACCTATTTTATCGGCTAATGTAGAGGCGTTATGTTGCTTCCCACCTTTTCCTTCAAAAGTCATTTTACAAGGTACAGAACCAACTGAATCCCACATAAAACATAAACTGTAATCTAACTCTCCTTTCTCTTGAGCATCCAATAAACTATTGATGTAATCTGTAATTTGTTCAATATAACTGAAGTTATTATTGAATATGTAGAATCCGTCCCAATCTAATTCTCCCGTTCCTTCGTCAACCACTTGCTCACAGTCAAAACCCATTAGTTTTGCGTGCTCAAACGACCATTTTTGTTCCGTAATAATAAACACAGGAAGTATACCTTTCTTTTGAGCATCAACCGCAGTCTTTACCAATGCCGTTGTTTTTCCTGTATCTGAGTGACCTAAAAACATATTCAAATGTCCTATTGCGGGTCCTGGTAAACCGACCGCATCTAAGAAATCATTACCCAAATCAAAAAACCTTTGGGGTTTATATTTCGCAGACGTTGAGAATTTATCTTTAATTGACTTAAAGTCATTTTTCTTAATTGCCATATTGTCTATGTATTTGTTAAATGTTTTGTTAAAAAATAAAAACTTGGACATATACATGGACACAATGTCCTAGTAAGTGTCCAAGTTCAATAACTTAAAATGGGAGGTCTTCGTCAGGTGCACTATTTGCTTGTAAATCAGTTGTCGGTTGTTTTTCAGATTTACCCCCCATAGAAATTTCTGACTCATCAGAGTTTCCATATGAGTATCCACCTTTGTCACTATCCCAACGTGGAGTTTCTCCTCGTGCAATTGCTTCAAGATATTCTACAGGTTTTTTAGAATAAACGTCAGACCAAGTAAGTTCATCTGTAATCCAAGATTTTGCAGTATCAGCATCTTCGTGAACAGGTCCTGCGTCTTCATACATAACAGTTTGGATAACTGTGTAAACCGCCCCTTTTGGGGTTTTTGCTTTGGTTAATTCAAGGATAATGTCACGACCTGTTGTTGCGTCTGTAATATCACCTTTAGCTCTCCAAATAGGAATAATTTTGTCAAGGATTCCTTCGTTTTTGTAATTGTGTTTAAAACGCCAGAATTTAACTCCGTCCGCCTCATTATCACGGTCAATTACTTTTACGATGTAAAATTTACGAGGTTTGTATTGTTTAGCAAGTTCCTTGTCAGAATCTCTGCCCGTAGACATAAGTTCTTCGTTAACTTCACTCAAAGGTGAACGTTCGTTGTCATTCTTGCCTGGGTCAAATAACTTTACCCATTTTCCATCCACTTGAATCTCATGGAACCATACTTCTTTAAAAGGTGAAGAACCATCAGGTGTTGGTAAGATTCTTAATCTTTTTTGACCTTGTTTCTCGTTATCCTTAAGGATTGCCGCGAAATACTTTTTCAATCTATCTTCTTGAGATATTTTTGAGGTGGAAGTATAACCACCTTGTTTTGATTGTTCGTACTGTGCTAGTACCGAATCTAGGGATTTGTTTGTCGCCATATAATATAAGTTTTAATTGTTTACTAAGTATAAGTGTCAGCCTTTGTTTTGTCAAATAATTTAAAGAAAAAAAAACGGTCACTTAAGACCGTTAATTTACTTTAATCTCGAAAAAGTATCGATATCGGTGTCGGTGTTTTCAAAGTTTCTAAAACTTTTTTTAATATCACCAGGAGAATATGCTTCAACATCATCTTTGGTTAAAATATACTCATTTTTTCCCGACTTTTCCATATCTTCTTGTTTATCTTCAAAAAAATCGGTTAGTTTTTGATTAAATGGTCCTGAATCCAAACTTCTCAATTCTAATTTTTCTTCAGGGGTTTTTACTCTATATTTTTCAACCTTAGTTTCAAGGTCATTTAATTTATTCATAATTGAATCCATATCAGAAAGTTTACTCTCTAAACCTTCAAGGTGCTTAAATAAATTATCAAAATATTCTTCTTGTTTTTTCTCAACATTTTGTTGTGATTTAACTAAATCAGTTATATCAAGTTCTTTAGACTTTTTAGTTTCACCTCCAAGTTTTTCAACGTCAGGGTCAGATGAAACATCTACAGATTCAGGTGGAACATCCCCTCCAACAGGTGGTGGTGGCATTGCTCCCGCAACAGGTGGCGGTGGAACTGCTCCCGCATCAGGTGGTGGAGGAACCGCTCCTGCGTCAGGCGGTGGTGGTAATGTAGCATCTTGCTCAGTGATATAATTGTTAATACTCTTATATCTCATGACTTCATTTAAGATTTTTACGTCTATTTTCATTTTCTTATCCATTTAATAATTGTTTTACTCCAGTAGTTGTCTCAACTTGGATTTTTTTATTTTTAGACATAGTATTGTCCACTCTTTCGATTAGACCGTCTTTCATTCTGATTGTATAACAATCTCCTGTATCTAAATCACAAACTTGCTTATTACCGTCACCTAAATCTTTTTCGGTGTGTCGAGTATTTTTACCTAAGTAGTTATCTAAAATTAATTTTGTATTCATAATTTCTTTTTTATATAAATATCTTTATTCTGTTAAAAATTTTTAAGTAAATTTAAATGTTACTGGAAACAATTTATAAAAATCAGTTCTGCTAGTGTCAGTAGTTGTCCCGTCAGCTAAAACGGGTTTACTTAACACAGTAATACTAAACGAATAGGTCCCTTTAATATCTGCCGATGATGTACTAAGAATATTACACCCTACCTCCTCTAATAACGTCTCAATATCTACCGTAAAAGTTTGTTTGTTACTTGAAATTAACGAATTAAGATTATTAAATCCTGCTCCAGTCCCACTACCATCCCCACATTCAGAATCAATATTATAATCGAAATGAGCTCCAAATATATTATATAACCCTGTTGACCCATTAACCGTAACCGTTAACTTTTCAAACATTGGCGGATTTGCCACAGTATAAGAATTAACACCATTTAATGGTACAACAGTATTAGATGGTACGGGTGTTGGTGAAGGTGTCGGTGTTGGTGTCGGTACTATCTGCGAGACTCCATTCCAAATATCTAAAGATTTTTGAACTTTAGATTCAATATTAGATAATTGAGTTGGGTCCATAGTGGTGTAAACATTTGAATCATTTTGTTTTGCCCCAAAATATAATATCCAAAATTTAGTAATCTCTTTTGCCGAATTATTAGGTAAAACAACCATACTGTTTTTCCATTTTTCTAATAAAATTGTAATATTATTAGTTAAATCATCAAACAATGCGTATGGTAATGTTGTTGTGTCAGATTTTAAACAAAAATAATTTTGTGCTCCGAAATATGTTGACGGTTTTTCTCCCCAATATTTTGATAAGTCGATACCCGCAAAATTATTTTCATATGCTTCAAACCCTGTCGAAGTTCCTGACTCTAAATATAATGCTGCAAACACCGCGTATTTTAATTTACCATCATCAGGAATGTTTCTAGAGGATAATAAATTAACTATCGTATCCTTAACCTCTTTAAAAGTTACCTTACTACTTTGTGGTGTTATTGGGGTATATCTACTATAGTCTGATGCGGGAGTACAAGCTTGTGTCTGTGTTAACTCTTTACTACCATTAGCGTTTGATACCACTTTATTTTTTTGAGATATAACGTTTCCACTTGCATCCTTAGTCAATTGTTTTTTCGCCTCTTTGTTTTTAGTAATAATCGATTGTAACAAATTTGTTTTAAGTGATTGTAAATACGCATCAATTTTAGGTAACGATGCAATAGGTTGTCTAACCCCTTCAATAATAGTATCAAAATTACCAGGACTTATATTATGATTAACACTTAATATCATATATGGTCCACTAAACATTGGGACATGTCTTAAGTTAAAATACATTGTAGGTTGTATCATAGCGTTACCCATCATAGTTATTTGACATCCATAACTCCTATTTTTATATAAATTATATAAAGATGTACTTTGTGTTGACCCTTTTCTACCTCCACCTTGATTTGCCATCTGATTTAGTATTTCCATCCCTTCCGCAGTCGCCTTACCAGCACTTTGGTCTACTTGGAAACTTTTAAATATCTGTTGGTTTTGTGGTCCAATATCAACATTAAATCCGACCACCTTATTAGATTTATCCCAATCTTTTTTACCCACTTGATTTTCGACTAACGGATTATCACTAGCTCTACGTAAATCAAACGCATCATTTCTATAACGATAATCAACATTATTTTTTAAATCTAATTGTTCACTTGGTTTACCCGCATAAAAACAAACCAATTTTGAAGAGGAATCCCTATAATCAACATTTAAAAAGGTGCCAAACAAATTATTTGCAAAGTCTGCGGTTCCATCAATTCTTGGTATTGGGTTTTTCACCGCATTTTGTACGTTATAAAAATTAATATATGATGGGATATTCATTACCACAAAATGATTTTCAATTAAAATACTTTGGACAAAAGATAACATAGACGCTTTTACAGGTAAGTTTAATAATCTATCCTTTAATTTGTAAACATCGATTAAAACTTTTTCTCCAATATTCCTACTCGCCCTATCTAATAATAAAACGTCTTCAAATAATGTTTTTGTTTTAAAATCATTTCCTGAAATCCATTTATCATTTAAGGCTTTAAATGTTTCCCATAATTCAACTTTAGGTTGGTTTCCTTGTAAATCAGACTCGACTTGACCTTCAGTACCAATTGTTGTTGTGGGTAACGATGATTGTAATTTAGGTATTAAATTATTAACGATTTTTGATTGAAAATTATTAATATCCAATAAATAATTTGTCATCGCTTTATAAAACGCCCCTTCACCCGCTTTATTTATTGGGTTAGGTACTTGGGGATATTCATCTTGTCGAGCAAACACCGTTTCAACAATGAATTGTTTATCAGTAGGTCCTGTAGATAAAGAACCAAAGAATGCAATGATGGTTTCATTTATTAATGTTTGAGTATTACCTGTGGTTGTTGGCAAAATGCTTGGTAAACTTT